CAGCAGGATGCCGGCTCGTCTCCAGCAGGTGTTCTTGCGGGTGTTTGGTGGGCCTTGTAGGCCCCGGAAAGGACGGGAAGAGTAGTGCGATGTGCTCATAGGTTTGGCTGACGACAGTGAATCTATTCAGCCATCCCCGCTTGGCTAGTCTTTTTTCAGACTTTTTTGAGCACGGAGTAAAGCGTTGCGTTTGCGAGCGTTGGGACGCGGCTTGCGAGCGTTGAGTCTCGCTGCCTGTGCTTTTTTTTCACTCCTGGCAGCTCCACCCAGCTTGGCGATGCGAGCGCAGTGCTCTTTCAATGTGATTTCCATGCCGGCACCTTAGCCCAGGTTGGCTAACTGTCCACTGTGACCTTTCCAGAACAGTCACAAGTGCCTTTGTTTCAGAGGGTCACATCAACCCGTCGCAGGCTCTCCCTGCGCACCATTCGGCAAATCGTGACTACTCACCTTCAGGCACCAAGCCTCCCTCAAACAACTCAGCCTCCTCTTCCCTGCGCCTCCTAAGGCCCTTGGAATTAGGCCACAAGCGAGTCATGGCGCGAAGCTGCTTGGGAATCTCAGAGTACTTCTTGCCTCCAAGCAGGAGTTGAATCTCAGCCATCTCTTTCCTCCGTTCTCCACTCAGGCTGGAGCCACGGTTGAAGACCAAGGACACGAGCGCTGCTGCACAGTCTCCCGGCAAGTCCTGAAGGTGCGGGTAGATCCGCAGAGTCTTGAGATACCAAGAAGGAATCGTAACCTCTTTGAAAACAGCCAGTGCAGCCTCCCACGGCACAACCAAATGCCTGACGTGAGGAAGCCTGATCTTGGCGTCTTCTCCCTTGTGGCCTGAGACGCTGACCAGCAGTGCCAGTGTGGCTGCGTCCAGATGGGGTTTCCAAGCCCTTGTAGTCTCAGTCGCAGGTGTATGGCCTAGATCCCAGCCAACACCGATTGTGATGCCGCTCTGCTCCCCGGGCCACTCTGGGTGTTTGTCGTAGTAAGACTGTCCTCCAGTCTCCCAGTTGATAATGGCCTTGATGCCCTTTTCGGAGAGGTTCATTTCTTAAGGCTTTTAATCGTCTCGATGATCTTTAGAGACGTAAAGATGGCTGCAAGTAAGCAGCTTGCAATCCGAATCCACTGCTCCGCCTCACTCAACGAAATGGCAATAGCGCTCACGTTGGCGAGGTTCACAAATGCCAGATCGAAGATGTGTCTTGAGCTAGACATAAGCGAGGAAAGTGGTGCCTGGGCCTGGCACTCTTGGGAGTCGTCCGTCGGCGTCATAAATGCCACTGTAGGGCGAAATCTTCGAAGGCGGAAGCCCATTTCCTTCAGTCGCGGCGGGTGGAAGAACTCGCTTTACGTTTGCGAGGATTTGCAGCCCTGCGGGAGGTGTTGCGCCGAGGTACTTTGCTTGCAGACCGGGAATTATTGGGACGGGTAGGACTGTCATTTTTAAGGTAGTATGAGATCCAGATGAAATTTAGTGACACACCGATGTTAAGGCACGTCTCTGAAGGAGCAGGTGTTGATAGCGTTAGCACATTCCAGAGTGCTCCGCAAACAGTGACTGTTGTAGCAGCCTTGCATAGGACCGCTGCCCAAGGCTTTTTCCAGATTGCGCTGTCAGGATGTCCAAAGACCCTGAAGACCAGATGAAGCGCAGAAGCCGCCAGAATGGCGTTAGCGGTGACGTTTATGAGTGTTGCTGCTGTCATCTGTGATGAGTTTGTTGCTGATCGTTTCAACTGCCCTGAGGCCACAGAAGCCTAACAGGAAGGCAGCAGCATAGGCGTACTGAGGTTCACCATCGAGGCGAGCCAACTTGAGGATCAGAGGCGTCACATAGTTTGCAGAGGCAGCTCCACCAAGCAGGCTTGCCAGAGTCCTCGGCAGATTCCTGCCGGCCTCTTTAGACGACATCAGCACAGAGCCAGCAAAGCCCGCCATGGCAAGTCCCAGGTCAACGCCTGCTTGTTTAAGTTCCTCAATCATTTTGAGTCAGTCGGCGGCTTGTGACTGGCCCCAAAATAGTACGACACCACCATCCCCCAGCTCGTCCCCAGCGATCCTAGCAACATCTGGAGTCCAGCGTTATCCCACAACTTTAGCACTCCGGTCATTAACGCGACAAGGATACCAAAGAACCCAACGGTAATGGTGAGCCCTAAAACTGCCGGAACATGCGAGCCCGTTTTAATCTGCATCGCCCTGGCACTTGCCCGGTCTTCTGCTGCCAGTTTCTCGGCGTCAATACCCAGTTCAGCCATCCTCGTCTTCAACTGGAGATCAGCGGCCTGTAAGGCGGCAATCTGCTCTGCTGTGAGGTTGCCTGATGTCAGGGCCTTTTGGACCTTGTCAGCAGTAGCATCAGACAAGCCCAAAACCTTTGCAGCCGCATCTACTGCGACACCCCCAAGCGGGCCTCCCAAAAGGTGAGCAATCGTAGGAATGATCTTCTTTAGAAAATCCATGAGCGTAACAGTGCCACTGCGGTGACTGTGATGGAAGGAAGAATGAAGTCCAACAGGCCCTTCAGCGTCCAAGCCCGGGACTCTAGGCCACCAAAGTACGGCATCAGGCTGCGTCTGCCATGGTAGTTCTGCTCTATGTTGCGATACTCAGCCTGAGCGTATTCCCTTCCCACGAAATAGAAGCTACCGGCAGCAGCACCAATCCACCAGTCACCGCTGGCAAGACCGATGATGGCTTGCAGGACAAGAGCGATGACTGGGTGGGCGAGGTGGTTCATGTTAGGACTGAGTTCCAACAACTGTGCCATCTGTATCGCTGGCAGGTGCTCCATTTTTGATTCTCAATCGCCCAGAACCATCTACCCACAACCTGTATCCACCCATTCTGGTTGCATTGTTCCAAGTGCCATTTCCCACCATTACCTCTCCACCGCTTGGATTCAAAAACAATGGTTTTGTAATAACTCCAGCCTCAATGGACTGTATTACAAAACAATCATTTACCGGGTCATATCCCCAGGCAGCTCGTTTTGCGTTGTTTGCAAAATCTTCAATGAATGTTGTTCCGTTACCTGAAACATCACCAAATACAGATACTAGATAAGATTGATTGGCAACTCCTGCTGTAAGTCTAGTTCTTCCAAAAATGTCGTGCGTATATGCTGGAGAGTTTTTATTGAACCCCCAAAGACCAGCTTTTACAAGACTTTGAAAGTTTGTCCCAACTGTATGATTTACTGCAAGTGTTGGAATAATTGCTGTTGCCGCAGATGCATTGCCATATACATATGCGTCTATTTGATTGGCTCCAGTAGTATTTACAGCATACCTATGGTTTGATCCATTGATCTGACAATCAATAGAAACGGAGTTAATGGCAGCCGCACTACTATCAATCAAAATAGCATCAGCAAGATTTAACCCAGCATTCGACGCTCCCTTGACTCTTAGATTTTTGAAATTACAAACACCAGTCTTAATGTAAAGACCATCGTAAGCTGGCGCATAAATTAAACAGTTTACATAGTCTATATTAAGGCCGGTGTCGTGCCAAAAGCCTCTAAATTCAGACAAATAAGAACAGCAGTTTGTAAAAGTTGAGTCTGTTCCGCCAACGTAAAATCCATAACCAGACCCTGCAACCAATGCATCCTTTTTGGTTTGCATTGCCTGACAATTAACAAACATACACTGCCCGCCTCCGCCAGTGTCTAAAATAAATCCGTTATAACTAGCATTGTCGATGCAGTTTGATACGACACACAAAGAAGCAGATCCGATGTCAATTCCACCACCCTGCTTGTCGCCAACACCGCAAAGAATTGTTTTTACATTGCTAATGGAAACATATTTTGGACTTCCAGCAATAAATGTGGATGTAGACGGAGTTGTGTATTTGGCAACAAAAATGCCATTTCCCCACGCATTGATAACTGTAATTCCATCAATGTTCGAGTAATCTGCCTGAACAAGTATTGCAGAACCAGCCCCAGCCTCTCCTCCATAAATCACAGGATTTGCAAAGGATTTTGTGTTTGCTTGTTGGTTTACAACAAAGTTTCCAAGCATGAATATCTTGGATCTAAAATCAAAGACTGGCGCAACAGCAGACCCTGATGCGGCATCATATAAAATGGTTGCCTTTCCATCTGCAAACCAAGTTTGCTCGCTAGAACAAATAATAGACTGAGTTGTACGATATGTTCCATTGGGCCAGTTTAATCCTACTCCAGTAGCAATAGCCGCCTGAATAGCCGCCGTGTCATCAGTGACCCCATCTCCCACCGCCCCAAACTGGAGCACTGAGACGATACCGTTTAGCTTCGATGCGTTTTGAAAAGATTTGCTGCTCATAGGTTGTTAGGAGATGCGTTGTTGTAATTTGTTTCCTCTTCTGGCTCGTTAAGCGAGCAGTAGTACTCAATCTCCTCTGGAGTCATGTCCCGTACTTTGCCGTTATCAACAATGCCAAATGTCTGTTTCATGCTAGGAAATGACAGCAAGTTTTCTGACGACTCCAAGGTTGTCTTTAATTCCAATCCAGCCAGCTATTGATCCTCCAGATGCATTGAATCCTGCGCCAAGCTGGACATAAGATCCCACACCCTTTGGAAGCAATGCCAAATCAACAACCGAATCAGAACCTTCTGAATAAATTGCAACAGCGTTTCCTGTTGCAGCACCAGAAACCTCAACGCGATTCACTGTACTGGATGGACCAGCTCTAACTGAAAACTGAAGTCCATTTGCCGTGTTAAAAAAAACAGGGCTTGCGTCATTTGTGTCTACGCGCAACGGTCCAACAGAACTTGAGACTCTTGCCTGTCCTCCAGTTGCAGACAAGAATGCAAAGTTATTTGCAGCACCAAGTGTGTTTCCTGTGTTTGTGACTACTCCTATAATATTTGCGTACTCAGTAATTTCAATTCCATACCTTGTGTTGTTTGTGGTGCTTGATCCATTGCATTCAATCTGTCCTCCAGCCCAAGAAAGGAACCCGCTTCCGGTGTTTGCGTTGCATGTAGAGCTGTGTGTCCGGCATGTTGAATTTGACAACGCTGCAATCCCAGCCTTGTAGCACCCAGAAGCAGACAGGTTTGCGCCTACAAGAGTAGAGCCAAACTCAGCTTGAAATCCGAAACCAAAGCCATTCGTAACGTCACTTGCATCATTAGATGTTGCTCCATCACAGAACACAGTCGATCCACAAAACGCCCAAATACCAACATCCCCAGCGTTCGTGACAACTGCACCGGGACACTCAACAAATGAGCCATTCCTTGCTGCTATCCCATAATAGAAGTTATTCACCTCCATCTTGTTCCCGCAAATTATTGTAGCCCCATTGTTGGCAAGAACTCCAGTAAAGTTGTTGGCAAGCCCAGCCTTTACTGTGCAATTAATGCGAAAGCCGTTTAGCTTACCAAGAACATTTCCGTTGGTAACAGAAAAGACATCAAACGAAGGATTGCCAACAATTTGTAAAATACAGTTTGCTGGGGTTCCTTCATTCCCAATAATTTGTATCTGCGAACCATTTGGGTGATTTGCATTGATCGCAGATGTCACAACATAAAGACCATCTGCCACTTGAATCTTCGCAGTCGTCCCCGGTTGAAGTTTCTTGGTTCTTAGAAAATCTAGTGCCGATTGAATGGTTGCGTACTGGGATGGAACACTCAAGACAATGTCTCCAATGGCATCCACGTCTCCAAAGTCGGCCACAGAAAGCGTCTCACGAGCCTTGTCCTGCATGTTCCGCGTGACAGCCCCTGTGCCGGCCTGAATGAACGACACAGCAGTGCCAGGTGTCTGGTTGCCAGTAATCACTGCCCCGCCCTGAAACAGGAACTCGTCCCCGGCAGCAGCAGGAGATGTCATCGTGACAGTGCTCGTGTTGCTCTCAGCGTAGTCTGTCCCACTGGTCAGCCTCAGGCCGTTCCTATAGACCTGCAAGGTGTCTGTGCCGGGCAGGTAGGTGAAGACAGTCAGCGTGAACGTAGTCTGCCCAGCAGTGGCTGTAATGACCTGTGTGGAGATGTCGAACACCGAGCTGGGAGCATCAGACTGGTCGAAGGCTGAGTACACGAATACACGCCGGCTGTTCCGTACAGTGATGCTATAGGTGTCGTTCTCGACGTAGACGTTACTAGGGCTGCCGTTGCGGCTTGGGAAGCCTCCTATAGTACGAATGGGCTGAGGTGCAGGAATGGTCCTTGCAGCGTCCCAGAAGACGTTTACGGGGGATGTTTCCGGATTGAGGTTAGACTGCCCAATGTAGATGTAGCCGTTCTCAAGAGGAGAACCGTCGAGGTCGTTGAAGACAGGGAAGGGAGAGATGATTGAAGAGGGCATTACTGGGACTCCTGTTGAGGGCTGACAAAAGGTTGTGGTGGTGCGACAAGGTACGAACGGATCAACTCGTTCACCTTGGGAAGGTTTTCTGGTGTCACCTTTTTGAGGACGAGCTTGGCGACCTCTGGGTCGAGCATGGCATCACTGAGCAACTGTATCACTCTACCCTCAGTGTCGCCAGTCCACATGTTCTTGAGCATCTTATAGACGCCAGTCACGAGCTTGCCTTTGCCTGGTTCGATGCCGCTGATTGCGCGCTCCAGACTTCCAAGAGCTGTGTCCTCAAGCTGTTTATCAATTTTCCGCTCAACTCCCTTTGTGAAAGCAGTGACAGACTCTCCTGGAGTCGCTTGAAGACGCGACTGCATCATTGCAATTTTCTGCTGGGCAACTCGAAGCGCATTAAGCTCAGGAGAGTTTTTGCCGAATACAGCTTCAAACGCTTTCTTGTTTTTTTCTATGGTAGTAAATTTAATCGTATCAGCAAGAGATACAGCCAGATCCTCAACAGTTGCAGGCTCGCCGGTGTAGCCAAGTTTTGTTTGCTTACTAAGAGTGCTGTTTTGCTTGATATACAGCTTAAATGCGTTTTGTACCGCTTCAGTTGTTGCTCCAGACTTGTCCTTCTCCGCAATCAGCATCAACTCACTCAGCAACTGAGGAGCATCATTCTTCTCCATGATGCTTTTAATTTCCTCTTCTGGCTGACTCCTAAGGAAGCGTGTAGCAACAGAGTTTTTTAGCTTATCCGTTGCGTCCTTGAGTGTTTCTTTTGCCGTAGCCCTAGCGTTGTCTTCGATTTCTTTACCTCGAATTTTCGCTTCTTGCACAGCTTCTTTCCCTTGTCCCTCCGCGCCTGCCTGAATGTTTTTGGCAAGTGCCCTTCCTTCATTCACAATGTCTTTGGCAGTCTTCTCTGCTTCTTTCAAGGCAGCCTGCGCCTGTTCAACCGTCAGCTTTGCGCCGGCAACACGCTCTGTCGCAACTTCGATAGGAGGAACCAGCGAATCAATCAGCGGGTTAATTTCAGGAAACGCCCCAGCCCAGTCAGCAACAGTGGCTTCACCAGGCTTTCCTTTTGACAGAAAATCTTGGATAGCCTCAGGCTTTGGATTTGGACCAAGTGCAGAGGACATCTTCTCAATCATTGCATCTGTAACTGCCTTGATGGCAGTTGGGCTTTCAGCCTTCCCTGCACGAGCAGGAAGACCAAAATCTTTTGCAAATTTCAAAAGCTCTGGAGGAGTGCCCTTAAGGGCAGAGCGAAGTTGTAGTATGTCTTCTTTGCTGTTGAAAAATTGGTCAATCGTCTGACTGTTTGCAACCGGGTTATCAGCACGAAGAACCCTTCCCATTGGCCCGTCACGAAAGGTTTGAGCGTGTTCAAAAAAGAACTTGTTGATTTTCTTCAGCAAGTCATTTCCTTCTGCCGCTCTCTCCATGTCGCGCTCAATGGCGTCTTTCACAGCTCCCAAAGCTCCAGCCCTTACATTATTTCCACTTGCAACAGCCTCTCCAATTTCCCCACCAATTTCCGTGCGCCGTTCTTTTAAGGTGTTAAGTGAGTCAGTTTTTTTCTTTTTGTAGGAGCTTACAATCGCGTCAACCGCACTAGAGCCTGCTCTTCCAATTTGCTTTTCCTTTGCTTTGAATGCCTTGGCAGCGGAAAGCATGTTGTCTACTGGGGCTTCTGTTTTTGCAATTCTTTCGTCCCTGTAAAGCCCATCAAAGATGTCCTTCTCTTCATTAAGGTTTTCAACAAGCACCTCTTTTGTGATCTCGCTACGAATAGCTCTTTTCCCAGCCTCTTTTCTGGAGTCACGATACGAAGAGACTACCCTGTAGGCGTTATCAAGCTCTGCCTGCACCCGGTTTGCAGCCTGCTCTGCATCAAGAAGCCCAGTGGTTGCTCCCTGCATGATTGTCTCAGAACGAGCAAGTGCCTGATCTAGAATTGCCGCAGCTTCTTGTTCACCTTGAGTCTTCAGGGCGGCAGAAGCCTCTGTTGCTGAGTTTAGCAGCGCGTTAGATTCAGCAGTAGCAGCATCCACCGCCTGCTGTGTAGTAGCCCGCTTGCCGGCCATGTACTCGCGTATGCTAGAAGCGACTCGCCTGTTGATTTCTTTAGTGCTGGCTCCTTCCTGTGCCAATCTTGAGCCAAGTTCCGCAGAAATAGCCTGAATATTCTGCTGGTCACGTGCTTGAAGCCGTTGATCTCTGGCAGTCAAGATTCGCTGAAGGTTCATCAGCCCCTTGTCGCCAGTGATGTCTCCAACCATAGGCTGAAAGCCAGCAGTGGTGATCTCTGGTGCTCTCTCCAAAGCAGCAATGGCAGCATCCATGTTTTCTGTCTGGAGGCCCATCATCTCATTCCGCTGCTTGATGGCTGCTGCCTCAGTCCTGAGCGCACGAGATCTGAGTTGCTGTGGGAGATCCCTAGCCTGTGCGGCAACTGCTCCTTGAATGGCTCGCTCTGCCAATCCAGAGATATTCAGGCGACCTTCTAAAGCCTGACGAACAGCCTCACCAGCAGCACCAATAACTGCGCCACCAGCGGCCTGCAATGCGCCCGGTTGTGCGCCTGTAGCGCCTATGATTGCTCCGGGGATACCACCCTTAGCATATCCAGCAACTGCACCGGGAATTGCGCCAGCAACAAAGCTAGGAGCGACCTCGCCAGTCAACTTGGCGTACCTGCTTGCACGATCCTGTTCCGCGAAAGAAGCCCTTGCACGCTCCTTTGTGGTCATTGGAGAAATGGCCTCTTGAGCCAACCCGCCTAAATATCCACCAATAAGTCCAGTTTGGACTGTTCCAACACCGGGAGTACCTCCAGTCGCAGCAAGTAGTCCAGCTCCACCAATGGCCCCAGGAAGACCAGCCTGCTTGTATCCAAGTGCTGCGCCAGTAGCTGCTCCTGCCAAGATCCCAAGAGGCGGGATGGTTCCAGCAACCTCGCCAATTAGTCCACCAACAGTAGGCCCAATGGACTCTACAAAGCCCTGCTTGAACGCCCCAGCAGGGCTCTTCATCTCAGACTTGTACTGCTCCCACAAGCCAGCCAGCACAGGAGTGCGTTCAGCGTCAAACTGAGTGCTAGGATTGATGTTGCCGGCAGCTACCTGCTGGTTGAAGTAGTCCCTGATCGAGGGATTGCGAGACATCGTGCCGTAGATCGCATCGACCTCAGACTGAGTGATGCTTTCGGCCTGAGGAGAGACAGCCCTTAGGATGTCAGCAGCCAGTTCCTTTGGAGGAGGAGTGTTGTCGAGAGTAGCGCCAACTTCTTCAGGAGGCCGGCCAGCAAACTCAAGCGGAGTCACCAGCATGTCTGGACGCTCGACTGGCATTTGAGCACCGGCAGATTGCTGGGCCTGAGTTTCACGAATCCAATCAGCCAGCGCCTTGGCGTCAGCCGTATTGCCTGCCGCATCTGCCTTTTCTAAGGCCGAGAAGAGTTCGTCAATAGTAGGCATTAGCGATACCTGTTAAGAAGCGATTGCCTATCAGATGAAATAGTGGACTGATTAGGAGCGGCAGCAGGCTGTTGTGGTTGCGGAGCGCCTCCCAGATTGTACATATTTGGAATAGGAGATTGCCCAGACTTCTCTGCTTGCTCAATTCTTTTCAGCCTCAAAAGATCTTCCTGAAGCTGTGCTTCGTTTTTCTTTTTGTAACCGGCCAGAAGTTTTGTTTGAGTTTTAGCCCAAGTGTCTCCAGGCTTCACAGTAAGCCCAGCAGCTTCAAACTCAACGGGAGCCTTGGCTTGCAGCGATTCGGCGTTTTGCTGCCATGCTGCATTTAGATCTTTCTGGTCAGCGTCCAGAAGATTTATCTTTGAAACAAGCCTTCCAAAACTCAAAAGTTCAGCAGGAGTGGCTGTCATGATGTTAGGAACACCCCTTTCAAGCCTTTCTCCCTCTTCTTTGTTTAGGCCACCCTTAAGAGGTTCTGCTCTTTTTACCCAGTCTTCAGTTGTGAATCTTTGAAATGCACTCCTTAAATTTTTGCCCTGCTGCGCAATTCCCATTTTTCCTGAGGCCCAATTCTCAATACTTGCTAATACTCCAGTCTTAAATTCTTTAGGATTCTGCTCTGCAAAATCCAAAATCAAATTAAGCTGCTCATCAAATCCAGCGGTTGTATTGCGAATTTGAGTGGCATCAAATGTGAGTTTATTGATGGTGTCTTGCTGCTTGTCAGAAACTCCATCAGCTTGCGACTTGCCTTTTCCAGCTCCAGTTCCACTAGGTCTAATCAGGTCGCCAAACTCCTTATAAACCTTTAGTGTTTCTTCGGCCAGTTTTGGTTCCCCAATTAAGCCTGCTGCGTTCACTACATTTAACGCTAGGACTTCTTTTGGAAGATTTGGATCTTGGTCAATCAGATCCACGATCTTTCCAAAAGAATTAGAAACAGCTTTTGCAGCAGGACTTGAGTCTTTGCTGTTGATTAAAGCCTGTTGCACTTCTGCTGCTGCCTTTCTTGCTTCGCCCATGTTCCCGGAAAAAGCAGCGTTTACTGCGCTAATCATTCCAGTCTTTGCAGCGGACTGAAACTGAGGAGTCATGGCAAGAAAGCTCTGCTGGAACTGTTGCTGCTCCGGGCCTTTAAGCAATGTCTGTCTGTTTGACCAGCCCCGAATATCGTTTGCAGTGATTTCCTTGCCTTCTTTTAAGGCTGTATCGACCTCTCTGTTTACACGAATCTGCTCTGCCTTTCCGATGTTCTCAACAGCGGTAGTATCCAGATATGGCAATGCCGGAATGATGTCTTTTATAGTCTTTGTATCATCGTTAAGATAGTTTTGAAGTGTTGATGATACTAGCTTTCTTTGGTCCAAGGTAAGCTGGTTAAGTTTATTTTGAATCCCTTGTCCAGATGCTGCGGCATTGGCTGCATCAGTTGCAGCCTTTACCCTAGCCATCTCCAAAGGCTGCATCTGCTGCTGAAAAGCCGCATTCTGCTGCTGGATGGCTGCCTGCTGCTGCTGAATCGCACTCTGATCCTGCATCTGGCGAAGTTGCATGATTCCAGTCAGACTCTGAAGGAAGTTCTGAGCCGGCGGCTGGGGGATATTGATAGAGTAGTCGTAAGGTCCGGCCATAAAAATTAAGCAGGTGTTCCGTAAAAGCCTCCGGGGGCTCCGGGTCCAACTGGATTTTGATACTGGATGTTATATCCAGGACCATAGGCTTGTTGTGCAGCACCAAAATCCCCATAGAACCCACCAGTGCCAATTCCAGATGTCACGGTTGGCTTGTTGAGCTGTTGCAACAGCATGTAGTTCTGAACCCCTCCTCCGATGGCTCCTGAAACTCCTCCAAGACCTTGTGCTTGAGCGTTTGCTGATCCAATCAATCCAGCGGCTTGTGCAGCCCCTTGGTTCGCATACAAGTTTCCAATGTTTGCAGCAGATTGCTGCCCTGCTGCTCCAACTCCTGCTGCTGATGCCTGACCAAGACGCAACAGGTTCTCAGCAGAGGTTGAACCCAGCGAGGTCAAGCCGGCCAGCTTTCCGTACTGGGACTCGATGAGCTGGTTGAGTAGTGCAGGACGGAACTGAGCCAGTGCAGCCTGTACGTTCCCACCTCTAAGCCCGCCAGTAGCGGCAGCGTTCTGGAGTATGCCCTGCTCACCTTGCCGGGCCAGTTCCTGAAACTGTGCGCCCTGCTGGATCTGGTTAATGGCAGCCTGCTGTTCTCCTGCTCCACGCAAGCCAGCGAGCCCCTGCATAGCCTGAAGTGCCCCAGGACCAGCTCCGATATAGGGCTGAGTCAGGTCAGGTTTTCCGGCCTCAATGTACGGCTTTAATGTTTCCTGAATCCGCTCAAACTGAGTCCTTTGCTCCTGAATCGCCTTGTCTTGAGAAGCAGCCTGTTGTGCTGCTGCTTCTTTTGCAGCTTTCGAGCTTTTGTTTGCCGAATATGCGCTAACTCCGCCAGCTACAACTGCGGATGTAACGATTGCTGTTGCTATTCCACTCATTTTTCACCTCCATGCAAAGTCATTTTATTTACTCTTACTGCCTGATGGTAGTCTGCCGTAATTTCTTCTCCACAATCTCCTCCAGAGCATCCGTTAATCTTCTTGAGAGACATTAAGTAAATATCTCCACAATCGTTATTTACAAAAAACGAATTTGGATTTGCAGAGTGATTTACATAGCGCCCAATGGGAGTGCGCTTTCCTGCGACTCTAGCAGGGCCAATCACCTCAAACTCACCAATAGAAAAGTTCGCAAAAACTCCAGTGCCATGAATTGGAGACTTTCTGAGAGATACCTTGCTTCCAGATTCTTGCGGGAAATCAATCTGGTCGCTTTCTTCCCTCGACACAATCGAGACTTCTTCCTCTGAAAACCCAAGCTCTTCGATAGTTTTCTTGAAGTCTTCTCTGTCTGATTCTGCCAAAAAACTTCTTACATCAAACATCTTTTGATGAAATTCGTTTGATGCGTTTGATTTGTCCAGGAACCTAGCCTCTAACTTCTCGATGTTTGTTTCGTTTGTGGAATAGATATTCTGCCAAACGACATCTTCAATTATGTAGCCCACCTTTCGTCCCGGACTGCCAGAGTACATGAATGGAGCCGAAACAACTTTAGGTGTTCCGTCTTCATCAAGCATTGCCACTCGGCCTGAAAGGAGGATGTTGAGGTGCGCTTCCTTTTGCCTGTGGCCTATGGCAAATGTGCCAGCCGGCATTCTGACTTCACGAATGTAAATACCAGGACCAAAATGATGCAGGACAGGGCAGTCAACTTGAGGGAGTTCTAAAAGAACAGACTCAAGTTGCTCTATGGCATCAACTGGAGCTATCAGTTCACATTCCACTAGGTGATCTCCCTCCCAGAAGCAGTGATAGTGAGCGCAGTAGCAGTCCCTGCCAGTGTCGAGATGAACCCGCCGGCCTCTAGCACCTGACCAACCAGTTCAGGACACAGGTAAGTCTCTCCGGGCACAATCGAACGGGTCTTGACGATTAGGTTGGAGTTCCCGGCAGAGCCACCAACAATGATCAAGTTGGCAGAGAACGTCACGTTGGCCGTGTTGGTGTTCGTCACCGTGAACTTGTCGATGATCGTCTTGCAGTTCGTAGCCGTGTACTGGGCAGTCTGAGTGTTCTCAGCCTGTTTCGGTGGAATGATGTTTTTGACGGTGACTGCCATAATTAAGAGATGTTGTCGGTAACAGTGAGGATCAGCGAAGGAATCGCCGGGACCGGAGGACTTGCTGCCGAGGCAAATATCTGGCAATTCAGGTCATCTGTGCTCCAGACAAGCTCGAAGTAGTCTCCAGCGTTTACTGGCAGCACAAAGTTCCACGCGGCAACTGTCTCTGCGTCGTTGCCTTGGATGCGGATCTTAGTCGCACTGTCTGGAATGTCAACGCCGTTGATTCTAGCCCAAATAAAGACAGCCCCCACACCGCCAGACAGTTTGTCGAGCTGGGCTGAAAACTGAAAGTTATAGAAGCCCTCAGTATCAATGTAGACCCGGCTGTTGGGAGTGCCGATGTAGACACCATAAGAGATGTCTGTCGCATTCAGCGTCATGGGATACGCCGTGTTGATGACAGTGGCAGTCTGGAGCTGGGTGCTGTGAAACACTCCGTAGCGTTTTCTGCGCACTTCGTTGATAACAGGAGGCAGAATGTCAGGCTGCTGATTCACCACAACGACAGGAGGCGCAATGTCAGTCTCAGGGAATGCAGGGATACTGTTTGGAGCCAGTGCCAGAAGCTCTACAGCGTCAGCAAGCCTCGATATAGCGGACAGTGCCTGAACAGCCTTAGAATCGGCATTCTGTGCGTTGATTGAGACTTCCTGAACGATCTCAGTGCTGTCGTTCAGGCTTGAGGGAATCAGTTCAAACAACTGCTCAAAAGCCCGGATCGCCCGTTGAGAGGGCAGGAACTGGGCCAGCTCATTACGAGTGATCTTGTACGGTCCCTCGATCATACCGCAAGCGGTTCAATCCTTGCCTCAAGCCTCGCCACAGAAAGCTGTGCATCACTGGTTCCCCTGAACTTCTGTGCTCTCCACTGCCTCATGCGTCCCTGCTGAAGCCACGAGAGCCTCTTGCCACGCACACCAGTCACGCCGGCCTTGCACACTCGCTCCTGGCTGTAAGTCAACCCGTCCTCAGTGTACGAAGTGAATATGCTTGGGTCAGTGCCAAAGATGGCATTACCGGTGAGTGCAATCAGTTCCATCTCGTGAAAGATCAGGCCCCGGCTTTCGTTGTACAGGATGATCGTCGCAAACTCCCAGCCGTTAAGGACTCCCCAGTGAGACGAGAGCGAGTCAGACAGGTAGCCGAAGGAGACGCTGGAAGGGTCACCAACGACCCACTTGTTGTAAACCCAGACGAGATTCCTTGCCCTGTACAGAGAGTTACCAACAAGACTGCTCGTCAACGTGAACCAAACAGGCATGCCGGCCTTTGTAGTGGCCTCTGCGTCAAACACGAGAGTCCGGTTGGGAAGGTGGATGTAAAGGTGCCTGTAGCCCTTGTCTACCCGGGACTCGACGAGCACGTTGGAGAGTTGCGTCTCAGTGAACTCTTCGAGGATCAAGTCAATCTCCCGAGTGGAGATCTTTTGAGCGTTGCTGCCAGAGATGAGCCAGACAGCAGGAGCCTCGTTACGTCCTCCACCGATGAACGCAATGGACTCCATGAAGTTGCAACAGGCATGAGTGCCGATGGCTCCACGTTGTACCTGGGCACCTTCTACCCGTTGGAACGGGAACAGCGAGCCTCCCACGTTGTCGAAGACTTCAATGGTATGCCGGTTCAGTGCGTAGACCTCGTTGCGGACCTTCAGCAGGGCCACAATCGGGTCAGGATCAGCTTCAGCAGACCCGTACTTGAGCGGGTTGACGGCAAACGGATTATTGAGTTCTGTCACCACCAAGAACTCCCCGTCGGTGGTCATAAAGTACCCGTCCACCCAGACCACATCGAGAACAGTGCCCAGATCAGGGTCAGTGACCTGTTGTAGCCCTGTGCTTGGCCGATACAGGAACAGGTTCCCGTTTGAGGCGACAGCGAGGTAGTCAAAGGAGTAGTCAAACGTGACCTGACCTGTGCCACCTACGTCACCTATGACGGTCACAACATTCAGGCTGGAGATAGACACCAGCTTTGTGCCCATCACACGGTACAGGATTCCCTGCCACTCAATGCCACCACGGTCGATCCCGGGGCCAGTGCCTAGGCTTACGATTCCGTCAGCAGGGCGAAAGTAACCATCAGAGATGCCTGACTTGAGAATGACAGGCACCATGTTGCGTGGGTATTCCACGCGGAAATCCCCAGCAGTGTCTGTGTAGATGCCGTTGAGGATTGGGACTTGCATTACTTCTTCTTGGCGGTCTTCGCTGCTGCCTTAAATGCTGCTGCTGTAGGTGCGCCTTTAGTACCAGGCTTGCGCATCTTCTCCTTCGAGCCAGCTTCGATGCGTTCCCTCTTTCGGTTGATGTTAGCGTATAGTCCGGGCTTCATTTGCAGTTCCAGCGTTTGAGTGATGCTGCTTTACGTGTAGGCCGTCCCTTTTCGTCCTTCATAGGACCGGGCATTCCGCTCATACGAGCACAGAAAGACCTCCTACGGGCTGCGTCCTTCTCTGTCTTGGGATTAGGTGCCGGTGGCTTGAGGTTGCTGCCAGTAGCAGCGTTGTACTTGGCCCGTCCTTTAGCAGTCAGCCCTGCCCCCTTGGAGACAGGCAGCTTCTCGCCCTTGGACACTGAAAGGTTGACCTGCTTTTTAGCCATTTTGCTCTTCAGGAGGAGGAAGGAAGCTGCCGTCAGGTTGCTCGATCCAGCCTAGATCACAAGAAATGCCATCAACATTCACAAGAGTGGTTCCAGCGGGAGGAGTAAAAGGTGTCACTCCATCCCAGACAATGACGTTTTGGACCACCTTAGTGGCATCATCAACAATAGCGTAGTTCATGCTTAGAAATATGTTGTAATCACCACAAGCCCTGCACCGCCTGCACCGCCTGCACCGGATTGTGTGCCGGTTTCGGTTGCGCCACCACCACCACCACCGCCCGCAGGAAAGCCACCATTACCCCCATTACCCCCATTACCAGCAGCGGATGAGCCACCACCACCACCACCTGAGCCTGGAGCAGTGTACCCTGCCGGCGCGGCGATGCCATTCCCGCCTGCTGAGTTCGCCAGACCAGCAGTTCCTCCAACAAGGTCTAGCGACGAACTGCGACCTCCAGCACCACCTGCAACAGGCACTGCGCCACCAGAAGCAAGACCGCCACCGCCACCGCCACCAGGTCCACCCGGTTGGAATACAACGCTGACGGATGAGGGAACACCAGCAGTTCCGGCGCTGCCATTGGACTGACCTGGCCCACCATTGTTCGCCTGCTGCACGGAAGTTCCAGCCGCGCCAGTGCCCGCGCCGCCACCACCTCCAATGGCGCGAAAGCTGCCAAACTGAGACGTTCCTCCAGAAGTTCCATTGGCACCCGCAGCATCACTGGTGCGTGCAGCACCACCTGCGTTGCCTGCACCAACAATCACGGTTTCCGTAGCCGAAAACGCAGAAGCCGGGACGACCGCATGAAAATAACCGCCGCCAGCGCCGCCGCCGCCGCCAACGCGAGCAGCCGCTTGCGATGCGTTTCTTCCGCCGCTGCCACCACCCCCTCCTCCACCAAACATCATTAGGCTTACAGACACTGCATTAGCTGGCTTTGTCCATGTGCCACTCGAAGTGAATACCTGCACATCTGTTGGCGTAGCCGTGCCACCCGCAGCAGTAACACTCGTAAGCGCAGTCACGCGGCCTTTGGCGTCAATACTCAACACCGGAATCTGCGTCGAACTTCCCACTCCGGCTTGAGCAGTCGTAATCGCTGCCAAGGTTGGGTTGGGATAGTTTCCAGTCAGGTCACCTCCAGCAGCAGCGGTA